GCTGATCATATTCCCAATAGAGAACTGACCCATTCTTTCACTTGAAAAATCAACCTCCATTCTTCCTAGGAAGCTATTCTTTTGTAAATCATCTGAGGTGGTCACTAGGTTAGCTAATGGATTTCCTGGATCATTAACACCTAGCATCACAGATGTAACCATAGCCTCAAATTGTGGTAAAAGATTGACTAATTCAGTGTCACTGCCTACTGATTCATTAAGGGGTGAAGGCCTTTTGTCGAATTTATTAACGAATAATCTAAGATCCAATGGTTTAGATATGAAGGAACCAAACTTCTTCTGAAATAATTTCACAAAGTTAGATTTTCTGCTTTGTGATATCTCTAAAACACTCCATTCTGACTTCATTTCCTGTAATCGTCTAAAATCCAATATAACTTGTATAGTGTCCTTATACTTCTTTACATTGCTTAGAAGGGATTTCATAAGGAGTTTGTAGGGTAATTTCATATCATTCTTTACCAAACCATAAGCTAGATATTCCAAGGCTGTGCTTATTGAATTTGCCCTCTTACTATTTATGGCAATACTAGAATTCACAGTACTTGACATATTATTTACAAACTCTGATATAGTACTTATATTTGGACTATCAAGGAATGTATTTAGATGAATATACCCAATTGCAAGCTTTCTACAGAATTTGTACGGATGTTTTCTCGATATGATCTCTAATTCCATAATGCTGAACTCTGTTATTTCAGATATCTCTATTATGTTATCACCCTTTTCAAACTTCCACCTCTCAGCTGAAAATTTATCATCCTGCCTAGGCTTAAAAGTAACATTAAGCTCATAGAGCCCTGCCACAGCTAAGTAAGGTAAAGAATCTTCCTTACTCAATCTTGTTATCTTAGTGGGCTTGGATATATCTATATTGAATAGCTCATCTGTTAAGAAGATCACATGCTTAGATGAAGGTGTTTCCCTGAGTACTGTCAATTCAGCTATATTGTCTGCAATATCTAGTGTTCTTAGCTGACTAGTAAGCACTTTGTTTATACTTGGCAATGAAGTTATTATAGTATTTGTACTATTGAGACTTAGATCTCTGCCTGGATTTGTAAAGTTTGACCAATTGACAATAGAACGATATGTATTCTGTAACTCCTTGAATGAACAGAATGTGCTATCGGTACACTCAAGTGAATAAGTTACTGATTTACTCTCTTCAGAATCTATGAGCAGGTAAAATTGATAGGGCATAATAAGCGACCGATATGGGTATGCCAAATATAGAGGTCTAGAAGGTGAAAGCTCTCTTATAAGGTCAGATATAAATTCAGGCTTCAAACTGTTCAACCTTAATGTTATTATCTTTGACCTTAGGCTATCAGATGTTATTACTTTCTTAAAATTAGATAAGTCACCTCTAGGATAGGAGTAATCAAAGTGCAAAATGTCAAATTCTGTGTACAATGCTAGATTTTCTACATTTGTTATATCAAGATCTTTAACTACTACAGTATTGGCATCACTCATGGTACTAGTGAATATATCCTTTGTAGAGTAACTTGTAACTCTAAGGCCTAACTGTCTCATTGCAATATTACCGTCACCCCTCCCAGAACAAGCATCTAAGATTGATAAATACTGTATATTAGGCACCACCGATGACATTGCATTATATAGCCCATACTGTGATGTATAAGAATCTGACCCTGTATAACTAGCTAATGATACAAGGGAACTATAAGCCTTTGAGACCATATCAGCCTGAACTTGTGAGAAATAGATTAAACGATCAGTAATCTCAGTTGGCTCTGATACTTTACTTATTCTATATTTAAAATCTTTATTTACTAATAATTCGTTGATATCTATATTTACTTTAACACATGCTACTTCAACTTTAGGCAATATTAAGAGTTGAGTGAGGTTTATTGAGTCTAGGCAAGAGGATATAATAGACAAAGCATTAGCTACAGCCAGTTTGATCTCGTTCCTCATGAACAATACCCTTAGTATAATAGATGCTCTCGAATAGAGAGTTAATGTTTTGTCTATCCTAACATCCAGTTCATAACAATCGGATATAGCACTAGTGTTAATATTCAAATCTGTTGTTACTGATCTCCCATCTGTTCGGAAGTATGGGAAGACAGTGCAAATTATATAGACTAATATGTAGTTCTTTATATCTTGTTTGGTAGAAGAAATACCCATAGTGGTATTAACATTAAGTAGAACCTTCTCTATTATACTAAACAACCTCTTCTTCTCAAGCTGATGATTGTTTAAAGATTCGAGTGTAGAAATAACAATATCTATTATTTCAATATTTGATCTCAATGAGTCAAGTATAGCCTTACCTATTGAAGTAGATAAATCACGATCATTGGATTTGGAATAATATGCACTAAATAATGTGGGATACTCCTGACATATAGTCAATATGTTCTCATATTCTGATTCAAGATCAACATTATTATTCAATACTTTAGAGTTATTGCTCTTCAGTATAAAACTTTTCCACAGTTCCATTGAACCACTGTCATCTGGTAACAATAGTCCGTTGGATATGAGCTGCTCTCTATGCTGCAAGACAGAAAGTCTAGAAACAAAATTTGGATAATCCCTGTCTGTGTTTTCGAGATCTGCCACTGTTATCATGACTTTGTCATCATTCACTTTTTCAACTATAGATATGTGACTCAAAATTTCCATTCTTATGATATCATTATGTGGCAGCACATAATCAACTAGCCTCAAATCATTATCGGGTACTCCTTTAGTACCATCCCTAGTCCAATTTATTCTTACATCTTTGACATCTATATAATTGCTGACATTGACTGTACAATATGGCTTATCCATATTGTATTCATTCTTCCTTATTGCATATGCTAACTTCACACGTTTAATAATTAATTCAAAATTGATATTTGAATCTTCAAGATTCTCATGACTAACATAATCTGGTCGAATTACAGCAGATATGCACCCTAACAAATTAGGGTATATGTGCAAATTAGTATTAGATCTAAAAAGTGTACCACCTAGTCTATGTGCTACATTACCGCTTACCCCTGACAGGGCTCTCTGCAATAATTTGATAGGGGTATTAATATTATATAGTGAAAGGGTATAATCATATGCTAAATATACATCTATGGATTCCAGACACTCCAATGTCATTTTATTATGACCAGACACTTCTAATATCCATCTTGTATAGTTTGACAACTTATAAAGTTTGTCACTGTATAATCCTTCAAACTTCAAGTAACGATTTTCTCTCTCACCTTTATATAATGAATTACTCTCTATGTCTGGAAATCTCCTGGCTAGAAAACCATAATCATAATTTTTATCATCACAAGTGGTAGCAGAAGCCAACACGGGTGATTCTACATCCCAATTAAGTACAGTTTCAAAGACTGGCTCACACATGTCCAAGAATTGAATATTTGGGTATATCAGATGATTTCTCATTTCAAAGAATTCAATAATAGACTTATAATCTGAGAAATCAATTATGCCCAAGTCCTTAGAACTTGCAAATTTCAGATAATTTTCTCTGTTATTCTTGAAAACATTCTCTCTAAAGTCAGCCATCCTTCCTGAATTCCTAAAGAAAGACCTTGAAGTTTCCACTTTCTTTATTAATCCATGTATGATGCTAAGTGGAGAGTGCTCAATAAACATTGAAGTTATTCTACTGTTTAGATTGCATCTAAATAATTCTAAATAATGATTGAGAACTTCATCCCTTTTATCTGCAATCTTAGATATGCTTTTAAACTTTTCATTCAATGGTATTCTCTTGAGATATGATAATATTTTCTTAACTGTCATTGTATCTAATGTTATTATATTATTAGATGATGGATAAACACTCAATAATGCACTCACTTCCTTAGACTTATCAATGTCATTTCTTGATAATCCAAAGATATTATTGAAAATAATATCACTCACATTAGAACCCCCATTGTATAGATTCATAATAGAATATATAAAATCTGATGTTCTTGTGACTGATACAAATGGCCACTTAGTGCCTGGTACAAGAATGGCGTAGCTCCTAATCCCCCCCAAGATTCAGGAGTGAAAATCAAGGCTATATATAAGGATGTAAGGAATTTATCATGGAAGATTTTACTCAAGACAACCCAATAATTTCTTGACTTGACAGTAATAGATAATACTGATTTTAATGTATCATTCAGGTAATTCATTATCCTATCCTTGACATCATTTTCCCTCTGTAGTCCCATTTCTCCTCTGATTCTATAAAGGAAATCTCTCATATCTTTCTTTAATGATTGTGCATTGGTTTGTAACCATTTATTAGCTTGATCAGCACAACAGGCTTGTATCACTGGATCTAATTTTGTAACCGGTATGAAGCTATCATTACGAGGTTGTATTATAATTGAGGAAAATGATTTACCTGATATTTGAATCAGGTAGAAGTGTTTAATCAAGAGTGCTATAGAAGGGGTATTTGTTTGCTCCATAGCAGAGTTTGTTGAGGAAGATACAGCTTGTGATTCTGTTGATTCATTGAAGAAAGCATTCTCAGTCATGCAACTGACAGACAAGAGCTTCTTAATAGTAGAATCTGCCCTCATCCCGTCAAAGTAATGTCTTCTCAGCATTGTAACTCTAGTGTAAGACATAACTGTTTGACTAGGTTTTAAGATAAATCCAAATTTCTTTGCATGGTTTATCTGATACTGATAGAATATATTAACTAGACTTAAATCGTACTGTGGCATACTAACTAAAATGTCCACATCATCAGAATACACAGCAATTTCATCTAGCTTCAAAGGTGAATCATCTCTTGAGCTATCAAAGATTGTACACGTAACAAGGGTCCAGAAAGGATTCATCCAACCTTCAATCCCACCTTCCTGATTCATTACCATATGTACTCGATCTATATATTTATAAGTATAAAATACATGTAATGACTTAAAGATATTTGGTATGGTCTCCAGTGCTGTTATTCCTGTTATATTAGCAATTTCCCTTGACAAAGCTGACGTATTATTAGGTTGCATGGATTGGTTATGCCCTTCTATATCAGCTAGGAAACTCCAGATGTCCTTTTGCGTGACCTTTTGAGACATCCTATGGAGCATCTCATTCCTTTCCCTGTTGTCAGGGGTCATAAGGTTGCCCTCTATATAATTCAGAACTTTCTTAGTTTGTTCAGTAAAGATTGAAAGACCCACCTTAAGATTTAGATCAGCTATTCCAAAGAGTCTCTGCTCTAATTTCTGCTCTTTTTCCTTACCTGCTAACTTTACTGTATATTGTGAGGTACTAATGTACTCATTTGTCTTGAGAATTATATGGCTTGGTTCAAGATCCACAACTGAATGGCCTTGGAGTTGGCAGTCTTCCATTTTACCTGTGTCAGTTATTGTAGCATAAATTTCATTCACTGTGTTCTTAGTACCAAGTGGTTTACCAGGGTCGTATGCTGACTTGTCCTTTGCATAATGCATTTTATCAGTTGGTACACTACTATCTATTGAGTGAAGGAGTTCAATGTCAGAAAAAAATTCAAGAGGTAAGTCTTTTATAAGTTGGCTGCTACTTCTACCAACTTTAGAAGACAATTCAGCTTGTTTCTTAGGGGGAGCTCTGAAGTTAGGCAACTTATTATGTTTCTTCATAAATCCCGTGATAAACATTCTGCGGAAAGACATAAGTAATAAATCAATTGAATTTTCATCCACAGGTCTTCTTGTACACGTCCTCTTGATGTACTTCATAACGCCGGCTTCCTCATTAACTATCTGAAAACAATAATATTTATGTAAAGAAGATAATTCTAATGCATCAAGGCCCTGATATTTTGAACAAATTTGCAAAAATTCTCTTAATTCAGCCAGAATGTCTGAAGTGGGTTTAACACCAATATATATCAAAGCTAGTTCTCTAAGTAATTGTTTGTTTGGCGACTTATTATAGTAAAGCTGATACAACTCATTCAGCATAGCTAGTATTGGGCTCCACACAACCTTATCTATACATGCAGTATCAACTCTCATAATCATTGCTGTTTCTAGAGTCTTCATTATGTTTACGAGCTTCTCATATCTATGTCCTTTTTCATCCAAAGAATAGACAAAATCAAAGAAGGCCCAGTATTTTTCGTAATCAGTACAGTTCCTCATAAATTGTAAATTACATGTTATTTCTAACATTGTAAAGAACTGATTCCAATATTCGGCTGGGCCTATAGAGTAATTCCCACTAACAAGATCTGCTAGTAATACAAAATAGCCTGTGCTAACTAGTACAAAGGACCTATCTTCCTTCTTATCACGTATAAAAACTGTGCCATTGATTAATTTTAGCACATCAGGGTCATCAGTTTTCTCATCACTATAATCAAATTTGTTACTATTACTAGATGCTTTCTGCGATAGTTTGGCTCTAACACGGTTGATGAATGATACACTATCATTTATTATCACTCTATCTACAATTTTATTCATATCTGAGTACTCTCTCTTGGCACATTGTGCTAACTCTAGTGACATCATTGACTTTGCAATTCTAAGGTATTCTTTCATATTTAATCTATAATCAGAAGAAAATTTATACTCTTTAAATCTAATAGCCAATTCCATGAAAGGTATTATTGACCTTAAATTATATTTACTCTTAAATTCTGAGAGCATATTCTTAAAGTATAATGATGGTATTTCATACTGTCTTTGAATATTCAAGGGGAAGGTGTCCAATCTAGAATCCAAATATGATTCTAGATTGTCAGGTAGAGGCACTAGTGGGCTTATGGTTCTGCTGGGAAGTCCAGGGTCACAAGCTTCTTTTGTAGAATAAGGAGTTGTTTGTGGAATTAATGTGTCACTGCTAAAAACCTGCCTAGGGACTTTGTATTCAAAGGAATTTGTGTCTTCCTCAAAACATTCTATAGATTGTTCCAAGACTCGTAGACCTTCTATTGTAACCATTTAAAATACTATTCTTCTACAGGTAAGTTAATTTTTAAATTAAATAACTTTT